AAGATGGGCATGAGCCTTCTCAGCCGCGTTAAAGGGCTCCTAGCCCCGTATATGAGCACCGGAGGAATGGTTGGATGAGTTGGAACACACTCAGAACTTCCATCGCCTCAGCAGTAGCCGATACCGGCTCACCGAGGACTTATCAAACTTTTAGCTTCCCGCCCAACGCCCCAATCGCCAACTCGGTCATTGTCGGTTGGGATGATCCAGCCGTAGAAATTACAAACAACCAGACCAGTCTGGCTCCGCGGGCAAATCTACGGCTAACCTTTACAGTGCCAGCAATAGACAATCAGTCTGGCCTGATTAACCTTGAGAACATTATCCAGAATTGCATCACCAAGCTGAAAACCAATCAACCCGATGCAACGATACGCACAGTTTCCGCACCACAGCTATTTACGCTTCCTTCAGGCGATTTGATGAGCGCGGATGTAACACTTCAGATCATGACGAGTTGGAGCTAAAATGGAATATAAAGTTATTGGCGATTCACTTATTGCTGGCCACAGCAAGGGTGAAATCGTCACAGCCGGAGAACTGGAAGGCTCGAACATTGAGTATCTAGTTGAGAACGGACACATCGAACCAGCAACTAAGAAAGCAAAGGAAAAAGACTAATGGCAACATTTCTCGGTAATGGTGTCCAATTAACTGTTAATTCAGTTGATCTCAGCACCTATGTTTCAAGCGTTACCATCTCGCAAGAGTTTGACCAACTAGAAGTTACCGCAATGGGTGACGGCGGTCACAAGTACATTGCAGGACTTGAGAACAGCTCAATCTCCATTGACTTCAATGCAGACTTTGCAGCATCCAAGGTCAATCAGACCATTGGTGGAGCAACAGCAGGAAACGGCCTTATTGGCACAACCACCACTGTTACCATCAAGCCAGCAGCAGGAGCCACCTCTGCCAGCAACCCACTTTACACAGCGACCTGCCTAGTATCGCAATGGCCACAGGTTTACAATGTTGGCGAACTTGCCACAGTATCGGTCACATGGCCGGTATCAGGCACAATCGCTAAGACGATTTCCTAATAATTAAATCGAAGGGAAAACCATGAAGCTGAAGATAACTCAGACTGATGGATCAGTAAGCAGCCATACCATCACGCCCGCTATCGAAGTGCAATTCGAGAAGTGGGCTGGTGGTGGGTTTGCCAAGGTACTTAGAAACGAAGAAAAGCAAGAGCACATCTACTACCTAGCATGGCTTTGCTTGAAGAAAACTCAACAGGTGAAACCCTTTGAGGATGGCTTCTTGGACACCATTGACTTGGTGGAATTGGACTTCGATGACCCAAATGGCTAACGCGCGACACTAGAACCTATGAGGTCGCAGTGATCGCGCTGGCCACTGGCATCAGCCCGAACGAGCTATTGGCAATGGATTATTGGATGTACAAAGCTCTCAAGGGAGCGTTAGAGGAAAGGCACAAGAACAGTGGAACCAATAAGGCTAGAAGGGGTTAAAGACCTCGAACGAGCCTTGAAGCTGTTTGATGAGAACGCCTACAAAAAGTTAAACAAAGCAATTAACAAAGCCGCTGGAGTGATTCGCAAAAATGCCCGCGGGTATATTGATGATAAGCCTCCAAGTGGATTGACCAATTGGGCTAAACCAGCCACCGGCAAAGTCATGAATGGCATCAATGCCAATAATGCTGGTCGAGTGTTTCCCCGTTGGGAAAGTGGTGAAATGCGCGGAGGTTTGCGTACCGGCAAACAGAAATCTGGCAGAACCCGCACTGGTTGGGGTCAGACTGTTTATGTCGAACAAAAAAGTCCTGCCGGTAATATCTATGAAAAAGCTGGCATAGTGCTATTTAATCCTAAGGTGCAGTACAGTCGCAATCCGATGGCAAGCCTTGATTTCAAAGCAAGGGTTCAGGAATTCTATTTTGTCCGCAAGGGAATTGGTCGAGCATTGATCCGAGCAGGTATTGAAAATGCAGGACAGGCAAAGAAAGATATTGCTCGCGCTCGTTATGAAGCAGAGCTAAAATTGCAGCAAGACTTCAACGCAGAGGCGGCAAAGCATGGCTAGATTTATCATTACTGGTGAATACAAAGACAAAGCCACAAGAGCCGCAAGAAAAGACCTCAAAGCCCTTAGCCAAGAAACTAGCATTTACGGCAAGCTAGCCAAAAAATATTGGGGCATCGCTACTGCAGCTGCTTCCTATTATGCCCAAAAGGGATTACGACAAAGTATCACTGCCGCATTGGATGATGAGCGAACCCAACGGCAATTAGCGTTTACCTTGGAGCGCGTAGCTGGTGCAAACGAAACAGCCGCTATCGCTGCTGAAGCCAACATAGCGGCGATGTCTAAGCAATACGGCATTGCTGATGATCAATTACGACCAGCGTTAGCCCAACTTGTACGACAAACAGGCAACCTCACCAGTGCTTATTCAGGTTTGGATTTAGCACTATCTCTTAGCGTAGCTAGTGGCGAAAGCTTAGATCGCGCGGTCAATGCTATTGGCAGAGCCTATATGGGCAATTACAAGGCACTCAAAACCCTTGGTTTCGCTGTTGATGATAAATTGGCTAAAGACAAAGACACAGTTGCCATCTTGGATCAATTAAGAAACAAATATGGAGCATTTGCCAAGAACGAACTTAAGACTAACGAGAATCAATTCAAGCGGATAAAGATAGCTGCTGGCGAAGCTGCAGAAACTATTGGCATTTCTTTGGTTAATGCCATCAATACTTTTGTTGCCACGCAAGGCGGCGTAGAAGGCGTAAGCAAAACTTTTGAGAAGATAGCAACCGACACAGCCGACCTTATAGACGGATTGGCAGGTTTGGCTGCTCAAACAGGATTAACCACACAGGGAACCAAGCGCAGTTGGTTATTGGCTTTGCCGGTCATTGGTGTTTATTTAGATCGCATAAGAGCTACTCAAGCAGAAACACGCAAACTAGCCACCATCGAAAAGGTACGCGCAGGAACAATTAGAAGCTTGCGTTATGAGGAAGAACTAGCCAAGAAAAAAGCTTTGCAAGACCAAGACAAAGCCGCTGAAGGCACTAAGAAAACCCTTGAGCAGCTTATGGCCGAAGAAGCAGCTCGCAAAGCTGGCTTCAAGCTGACTGAGGATATTGATTCCATCCAGACAGTCGCAGCCGCGAAGCGACTAGAGGAAGCCCGCCAGTACAAGGCGCAGGTACTTGATGCAGCGCAAGCGCAGTTTGATGCGGTCAAGAGCAATTACGATTTACTCAATGCAGTCTGGCAGACTCAATTGACTGCTTTTGATGCGTTCCTAGCTGCACTTAAAGCAAAATCAGTAAACATTCCCGTTAATTTTATTGGTGGAGCAATACCTACTCCAAACATGAACCCTAGTATTAGTGATTTGGTGACGGCCCCAAGCATACCTAATTTCACTGGTGGCACAGCCTCCGCTACTGGTGGATCATTGGCACTTGGTGGACAAACGATAAATGTTAATGTTAATGCCGGTGCCATTGGTTCTGAGGATTATCTGGTAGGAGTCATTGGCGATGCTTTGACTAAATACACTCGTTTAGGCAATACAACTGCTCCCGCTGGATTTATTTAATGGCAACCCCTACGCTCAAATGCTTTATTAACTTCAGCACGGGAGCTTCATTCGGCCAAGCCTTCCTCATTGGCTCAGGCATCCTTGGTACGAATATATTGGCCGATAGTGCGGCAGTTATCGTGGATGTATCCGACCAAATACAGGGAACTCAAGTACGCAGAGGCCGCAATCCCCTGAGCGATGTGTTTCAGACTGGTACCGCAAGCATTCAGATTGCTGACCAGAATGGTGACTTTAACCCTCAGAATACTTCCAGCCCGTATTACACGCTCTTGCAGCCTCTACGCAAGATTCAGCTTAGCGCAGTTGATCCTGCTACCGGCATCGAATACAACATGTTTAGCGGTTACATTACCGGCTATAACTACACTCAGAGCAGGGATACCGGCCAAGTCAGCTACACCACAATCAGCGCAGTAGATGGCTTTCAGCTACTCAACCTGAGCACAGTCAGCACAGTCACCGGAGCGACAGCAGGGGAAACCACCGGCAGCCGCATTGGGGATATTCTCAACACTGTTGGTTGGCCTACTGGAATGCGGGATGTGGACACCGGCAACACCACAGTTCAAGCTGATCCAGCAACCACCAGAACAGCTCTAGCAGCCCTGCAGACAGTCGCTACTACCGAATATGGTGCGCTCTACATGGATGCCTCAGGGCAGGTTGTATTCCAGCAAAGAAGCTTCACAACGGCCAGCGTAGCGGGTACTCCGACAGTCTTTGCCGATGATGGCACTGGAATTGCCTACAGCTCGCTCCAATGGGTTCTCAACGATGCCCAAATCTTCAATGAAGCCAATGTGACGGCCACCGGCCTAGCCAAGCAGACTGCCAGCGATGCCACCAGTATTGCCACCTACTTCAAGCATTCTTACAATGTAACCGATTTGCTCATGCAAACTACCGATGAGGCAATGAACTATGCAAAGGCTTATGTCGCCAGCCGCAAAGACACCAGCATTCGAGCAGACAGCATCACTCTTGATCTCACCACAGCCAACTACGCAGCAGGGGTAACCGCCGCACTTACGCTGGATTACTTCGACCCAGTAACTATCAAGCAGCAACAACCCAACGGCGGCACACTGCAAAAGACTTTCCAGATATTTGGCGTGAGCCACGATGTCCGGCCAAGCCAATGGAAAACTACCTTTACCACTTTAGAGCCTATCATTGACGGCTTCATTGTTGGCAATACCAATTTCGGCATTTTGGGCACTAATGTCCTATCATATTAACCCTAAGGAGAAATAATGGCCACAGGATTTCCAGCAGCAACAGGTGATGTGCTCACTTCTGCAATGTTCAATGGGTTGGTGACTTATACCCTTAACTCACAAAGCGGAGCGACCTACACGCTTGCTTCTACGGATCAATACCAAGTTCTTATAGTGACCACCAATGCCAGCACCAAGACAGTGAGTATCCCTACTGATGCCACTTACTCGTTTCCTAACGGAACAGCGATAACAATTCTTAATACTGGTGCAGGACTTCTCACTATCAATGCAGTAACACCTGCAACAACCACAGTCACCAGCGCTGGTGCCACAAGTGCATCGCCCACTGTTTCTCAATATAGAAGTGCAGTGGCAATAAAGACCGGCACAAATGCTTGGACTGTTGTAGGTGCTGTCGCATAATGATTGCCAACATAGTGGCTGGTTCAACTAATCCAATTTTACAAACACCAATTGTTAATTATTTAGTGGTTTCAGGAGGCGGCGGAGGTGGAGGTATTGCTGGTGGTGGTGGAGGCGGCGGAGCTGCCAAAACTGCAAACAATTTTGCCGTAAGCGGAAGCGTTACAGTCACAGTGGGTGGTGGAGGCACAGCAGGAACCGCTGGTGGTGGTGGAGCTGGAAGTAATGGTAGCAATAGCGTATTTTCTAGCATTACATCCAACGGAGGCGGCGGAGGTGGTGGATTTTTTGCTACTGCTGGTTTAACTGGTGGTAATGGTGGTGGTGGATCAAATGGAGGCAATGGAGCTGCTACCAACAATGGAGGATTTTCTGGAGGTAATTCTGTAAGCAATGCCGGTGGTGGTGGTGGTGGATATGCAGCAAATGGAACCGCGGCTACAGGAACTTCAGCACCAGGTATTGGTGGTAATGGCATAAGTTCTAGCATTAGTGGATCAAGTGTTGCTTATGCGGGTGGAGGCGGAGGTGGAGCAGCTACAGGTGGTGCTGGTGGCAACGGAGGCGGCGGAGCCGGTGGAGTAGGCACTACGCAAGATGGTGTAGCAGGAACAACCAATCGTGGTGGTGGAGGCGGCGGAGGAGGCCGAACTGCAGGAGTTGGCGGAACTTCAGGCGGTAATGGCGGTTCTGGTGTTGTTATTTTGAGTTATCCCTCTGTGTATCGGGATTTGTCAGTTGGTGTTGGCTTGACTTTTAGTCAAACAACAACTGGTGGGAACAAAGTTTATACTTTTACCGCAGGAACAGGAACAGTGACTTTTTAATGGCTCATTATGCGTTTTTAGATCAAAACAACATTGTAACTGAAGTCATTGTAGGTATTGATGAAAATGAACTTATTGAAGGTTTAAATCCAGAAATGTGGTACGGCAATTTTAGAAATCAAACATGCAAGAGAACTTCCTATAATGGCAATTATCGAAAAAATTATGCGGGCATTGGTTATACTTATGATCCTGAACGCGATGCTTTTATTGCGCCAAAACCAAACGATGATGCTGTTTTGGATGAAGAAACTTGTCAATGGATTGTTGCCAATGAGTTATTTAACAAATGATTGCACTGATGAAGTATTACCTAACATGGACGATTGGGAGTGGGATGTAGATGGCAAGCAGCCAAAACGGATGGCCAGCATCACCCGACCCCAAGACCATAGGCATTAAGTCTTACCTTGTTCCTAACACCAAGCTCAAGCTGAGAGTGGCTGAGAAAGTTGCGCCTATCCTTATCAACTTTGCTGCTGAGTTCAATGAGCTGGTGGAAAAACTGGAAGGCAAGCAACTGGATGATTGGGGTTACTGTTTTCGCCAAGTGCGCGGATCAACAGATATGCTGAGCAACCACGCTAGTGGCACAGCGATCGACCTAAACGCCACGAGGCATCCATTAGGGGCAACAGACACTTTTCAGCCGAAGCAAGTAGATGCGTTATTAGAACTATGCGACAAGTACCGGCTCAGATGGGGTGGGCTTTACCGCAATCGAAAAGACCCGATGCATTTTGAGATTGTGGAATCACCATTGAATGTAAAGAAAAGCATTTAGCGATTGGAACTAACCATATGAAACTCGACAGCAAGCAAATAATGATGGGCATTACCGGCTTCCTCGTCTGCTGGCAAGCCACCAACTTTGAGTTGGACTATCGTTCCATCCTTTCAGCAATCGTGGCTGCTGGCCTATCTGGTGCGAACGGAAAGAAGCCCAAGGCATGAACCTAGGCAACTGGATTGCAGTCATCACAGTCGCATTCAGTGCCCTCGGAGGCATGGCTGCCCTTGTCCAGTTTCTAGTGAAGCATTACCTTGCCGAGCTCCGACCCAATGGCGGCTCAAGCCTCAAGGATCAGGTCAGCGACTTGTCCAAGCGCGTGGATGATATTTACAAAATCCTGCTCAATAAGACGCTATCCTAGTAACCGCGAAAGGGGCTCAAATGGAACATGACGACAACCCAGACCTCATTCTTATGGCTGAGCCCTTATCGCCAATGCTTGCCAATGCGCTCGAAGCCTACCGATTGCTCACTACATATCAGCGCGTAGGTTTCACCAGAGCTGAAGCCTTCGACATTGTGCTCAACCAAATACCAGAATGGACTTTTCCTAGCACCACAGTCATTGAGCAAGACGAGCAAGACGATAATGAGGATGATGATCTATGGGAAGAAATCCCTGACGAATTGACTGAGGATGACGACACCGACTACTAAGCGGATTGTTGTAATATCTGACCTGCAGATTCCTTATCATCACCCAGCTGCAGTGGGGGCACTCATTGGATTTGTTAAGCGTGTTAAACCGGATGCTCTTGCATGTGTCGGAGATGAAGCCGATCTCCCCATGGTCAGCCGATGGGAAGATGGATACCGAGGCGAGTACAGCCCAGCCATCCAATCTGACCTTGACTCCACTCGAAGTGTTCTGGCGGCTTTTAGAAACGCACTCGGAGCAGATAAACCATTCCACTTGGTACGATCCAATCACACCGACAGACTTGAGCGATACATCGAGCGCAAAGCCCCAGCAATAGCAGCCTTAAGAGGCATTCGTTACCAAGACCTAGTGGGGCTCAAAGAGCTTGGCATTACATGGCACGAGAAGATGGCCGAGATTGCTCCCAATGTTTTGCTTGCCCATGGAGATGAGGGGTCAATATCCCAAGTGTCCGGAATGACCGGATATAAACTCATGGAAGCTACAGGCAAATCCATTGTGTGCGGCCACACCCATAGGCAGGGGCTAGTATGGGCTTCTAAGGGCTTCAACGGGCGATTAGAGAGCCGATTTGCCTTAGAGGTAGGTCACCTCATGGACATGGGTAAAGCGGCCTATTTGAGGCCTAGAGGGGCTGCAAACTGGCAACTAGGTTTTGGAATACTGGAAGTGACCGGAAAGCATATTACCCCGTATGCCGTACCTATGAGGGCTGATGGATCATTCACTTGGGCAGGAAAAAACTTTAGCTGAACCTTGACTTCCACAAACCCAATCCCCATACTGGTGATAAACAAGACCTGAAGGGGGTCACAATGGCAACATCAACAATAGTATGGATAGGAATATCACTGTTGGTATTCGCTTTTTTGGGAATGCTCATTGGCTATACGCTTGGGCATGACGATGGATACCGACAAGGCTACAAAACAGGCAAGCTCCATGATTAAGCGACTGGAAGATAGCAAGGCCAATTGCCGCGGCATCAATACCGATTACTTCTACATGACCGAGAGTGATTTACAGTCCGAGGGGCTATCACTCAGGGTCATTCGCCGTATCTGCTTTGACTGCCCTATTCAGGAAGCTTGCGCTGAGTATGGGTTTAAGTATGAACGCCACGGCACATTTGGCGGCTACACGGAGCAGGAACGAGCCCTGATCATGGCAAAGAAGTGGAACCACAAAGAGCTACGCCGGATGTTCGAACAACTAGCCATATTGGGAGTACGCTTGAGCAAGGTGTTTGAGTACCCAGAGATAAAGACCGAGTATCTAGTACCTGCATACTGGATGAAAGAAGGGGCATGATGAGCAAGTTTGACTTGGAGAACTATGAAACAGTGGATGAGCGCATTCACAAGTTTTGGGAAATGTATCCTGCTGGATCAATACAGACTGATTTGTTTAGCGAAACAAGAGCTGATAATCGCTTGGAATGGGTCTGCAAAGCATCGGTTAAGACTAATCGTGATGAAGGCATTGTGGTCACTGGTTGGGCAACAGAGTATGAAGGGGCAAACAAGTTCGCTCCTACCAATGCGCCGGAGCTTGCTGAAACTTCTGCTATTGGCAGAGCGTTGGCTAACCTTGGACTATCAAAAGTTGGAAAACGAGCTTCGCAGGATGAAGTGGCTTCCGCACGATCTAAGGAAGCAGCACCTAAGCCAGTGCAAGAGGATGACCCATGGGCTAAAGGGATGGAAATACTTGGGGATGCTTTAGCAGCGCAGCCTATTGACCCCGATGCGATTATGCCCAGAATTTTATCAACTAAATACAGTTGTCCGCATGGCGATATGGAATATAAAACTGGCGTATCTAAGAAAACCGGAAAACCTTGGGCTGGTTACTTTTGCGCGGATAAAATTCAATCCTGCGAGACAAAATGGCAGAAGGTGGGCTAATGGGATGGGTTAGCCTTTCGCGCAATAATCAGCCAACAGTATATTTTGGGGTAGAAGGGGAGTTTCTTGACATTTGCGACCTTTGCAACTACCCATACCGAGCAGAATCCAAATATGTGGTGGCACAGCACAGCGAGGAAGCTGGCGTCATCCACTACATCTGGACTTGCCCTGACTGCGCTTGCAAGAACATGCGATGAGCCAGTCACGGAAGCACAGGGGCTATGCATCACAGCGAATACTTGCAGCCTATTTGCGTGAGCATGGATTCCCGTTCGCTGAACCCGTTGGGGCTGGTCGTTCAGGGTCGGACATCACTGGCACTATTGGAATTGATTGGGAAATCAAGGCGAGGGCTCGATTCAACCCAAAAGAAACCATAGACCAATTGTCCGAGCGATCTAATGGCAAGGATTTACCCATTGCCGTAATGCGCCTCAACGGGCAAGGCGAAGCTTCTATATCTAGTTGGGTTGCTATGCTAACGCTACAAGACCTAGTGGTTCTGTTGCGAGAGGCTGGTTATGGAGAACCCATCGCGTGAAGTAGGCTGGTATGGCTATTGGTGCAGTTATTGTGAGTGTTACACATGGATGGCTCAATTCGAGGGGGATGAGGCAGGAAATGTCCGATGCAGAAAATGTAAATACAATACCGAGCGAATGGAACGCTGGTATTCACACGCAGAGTTTATGGGCAATGTTGTCCGAACATACACTTGAGAGATGCCGCAATTGTGGTGGCTGGAAACATGATCCATTGCCTTGTACCACTTGCATGATGTGGGAAATTCGACAACGCCAAGTAGCTTGAGCTATCATGTTAAAAAGTATCGGTTGGCAACCGACCTATCGCCCGTTAGAGGGGCATTACCAACCTACCCAGAAAAGCTTATGGTGGGGATTAGGAGCGGCAAAGGGATGAACACGAATCGCCTCACCCAGAAGGAACCCGCTCTTATGCGCGGCGCGATTATTTCCACAGCCACAGCTTTTGTCTTAATCGCATCTGCCGTAACCGCTGCAGGTAAGCCAGCTGATGTAGGTGCCAAACCTACGAGGCAGGAGATACTTACCCAGCTACGGCTGATGTCTTTGGATCATCGAGAATACTT